GCCTTTTCACGCCAATAATCAGCATAGCACTCATCCAACCCAGGCAACTGATCCTCATGTTCAGGCAGAGGGTCCACCTCCATGAAGTTGTCCGGACAGGGGCAGTGAAAGGAAGATTCCCAAGAGAGCTGCTCTTCAACAGTAACACCAAAAGCTCTCTCAAAACTCTCCCTAGTCTCGAGCGGTATACTCACAGGCTCCACATAATCAAGGCTGGCACCAAGGTAGAAGTAATCCCTAAAAGGATGTGTCCTAACACGACCCTTAAAGTTCATAGCTCTCAACAGTTCCACAGAATACTCCTGTAGAAGAGGAACACCCACATTAACAGACAGTTCACAAAGGGCCACTCCTGTAAGATACTCCCGGCGAAAGGATGGTTCTCGAAGCCATCTATGCGAGGCCGTAGCCCCAGACATAACTTTGAATGGATCTCTAACCATACGCCAACCACCAGGAAACCAGACAGGAGCAGACTGTCCAAACCGGATCTTCTCAATCTCCTCCACAGGATTCTCCAAGGTCATCTCCTGCCCACAACAGCCCAGAGCATGGTCATAGACAGTAGCAAGCAGACGGGCCATATCCTTCTTCCCAAAGAACAGCAATGCATTGTCCCCGTCGACCAGAGTGTCAAGACAGTCGAAGGACTCACCCAAGTCAAGAACAACCCCAAGAGTAACCAAAGAGTTTCCCATCCCTGTGTTGAAGTCCCCACTAGCCCTACCACCATCACGACTGAAACGCGCACCGCTAGACAACCTACCAAACAGCCGTTTCTGACAACGTAGGAGCGCGCGCAAACGTTTATCGCCCCTATAAGCAGCAAGGTAGACACCATGTTCCTGGTCCAAAGTGGCCGGCCCGACATGAGCCTCGAAGGCAGAACCATCAATCTCCATTACAACGCAGTTGCTTATGTTGTTAAACTTCTTGGCTATAAGCCGACCACGTTGTGCAGGATTCAGTCCCTTAGCCACCAACCTCCCTGTCCCACCACGAAGACCCAATCTTTCAGCAGTGAGTTTAGACCAAAGGAAGTGTTCAAAAGGTTTCAAATACCTAGTCAGAGACAAATTGTATCTAGGGTCTCTGGGGTAGATCATCCTCGGTTTTGACCACTTCTTAACTAAATTGATCTTCTCAGCCTTCAGAAAACAGGACAGCCTGGAATCCGCAACCAAGTCTAGGGGAAAATCCTCCAACGACAAAGCCGCATTCACATAGCGCCGCCTGAGTGGGCCCTCGTATGAGAGGGCGGTTTCCATGAGTTCCCACTTCACCC